TCTGCATCCCCTCACGGAGCAGTTCCATGTCCTCGCCATGCTGCGCACCACCGAACCAACCGAACTTGACGAGGTGCTTGTCGGGTTCTTCTTCGGGGTTGGGGATGAACTGCTGATAGGCTTCGTATGGCTCGTTCTGCAAGATGCTCACATTCGCATTTAGAGGCCGTATGCGAGCAGCAAGATGCTCGGTGGTACAGGTAACCCAATCAGCCAATTTGATGTGCTTACGGATGACCTCTGCGAGTTTGGTTTGGTGATAGTGGCGGTACATGATGTGGCCCGATTCAAGCACCCAGTAATCGTCCAAGTCAAGGATGACTTTGGCCCCGTATTGGGTCAGGGCTTTGTAGACATTCTCCACCTGCTCCATGGTTCCCTGACACCACAAACGGCTGAACAGGAACAGGTCTATCGACTTCAATCCCTCGTCGCTGATCGTGGTGATATTCTCAACGCAGACGTAATCAAACTCCGGGTAGTTGTCGCCAAGGTATGCGTTCGGCATTTCGAGGCGGTAGTAACTGCACCCGGTTGGATGGGCGTTATAGACAATGCAAATCTTCATGGGGTAAAAATAAGAAGGGCAGCCATTGCTGACTGCCCCTCTCAAACCTCAGATGATGAAAACCTGATGCGAAGATACTACGAACCTGCGATTTGTGTGGCCAACGGTGTAAAAGTTGTTGACACAATCAAAAGCATTGGGTCGGGTTCCATCCCTGTCAGCGTCATTTCGTAGCCACTTCTATCTCCGAAGGCAGTACCAGTTCCAGCAGTTCCAGCAGTTGCCTCAAGGCCATTCGCAGCACCCAACACCCAGTATCGATTGTTGTTGTCTTGGACGATGACCAGCAAGCGGTTGCGAGCAAGCAGGCGGAGTTCGTTGCGTACTGCGACTTGCAGTTTGTTGATGCTAAAGGTAACCTCAGGGGTGTAGTAAATCGAGCCGTTCTCGATGCTTGCGTTTAAGGTTTCGGTCAAGGATGACGTAGCCTTGGTCAAGTCGTACTCGTAGAAACCCGAAGAGAAACCCGTGAAGCCTGTAACAGTACCGGAGCCATTGGTGTTAACGGTTCCCGTAGCATTCCAGCCTTGGACGTAAATTGTTTTGATTCCACCTACGGAATCACGGCAGCCGAGGGCGTAGCCAGTTGTTAAGGAGCAGGACATATGTGTGTTTTGGTTTTAAGTTTCAAGAGAACAAAAAAGTGAGGGGAGGTTTCCCTCCCCCCTACACATTAGGTCAAGCGGAAGTCAACAACCAAGTCGGGGTAAGCGATTTGGACACCTGCTTTGAAGGCTGCTTGGAAGCGGACTTCATCGTTGTCTTTGCTGAACCAAATTGAGAATTGCTCCTCGTCGCTCAAAAGGTCCGTCCCGTAGAAGAAGTTACCGAGGTACGAAGAAACGATGCGGTTCGTGCCAGTCAAGCCGGGGACTGCAATGACACGGACGTTTGTGCCGGGATACATGATGTCCCCGTCAGCAAGGCCAGCCAAGTCGACTTGGTTATACAGGACGTTAGCGGTTGATTTGAACGCACCAAGCAACGTACGGAAGTTGTCCCAACCGCAGAAGATTACGAGGTCCGTCTTGGTCAAGATGGCCTGTGGGATTTGGTTGTAGATGCCGTCAAAGATGGCGATTGCATTGTTTGTAGTGATACCAACGGAGGCCGAAACCGCTCCTGTGTTACCGCTGATGGTAGAACCTGAAGCAGCGTTCAAAAGTTGGTTAACGCCTGAAAAGTAGGTGTTGCCCTTCCAAATTGCGTTCTCCAACGCTTCTGCGATACGGAGAGCCTTCTGCTCGGAGAAAGCCTGCTCGAAGGGAACGCCATCGTAGGTAGAGCCAGCGGTCAACTGGGTCTGCATCCAGTATTGCTCCAAGGAACGAGGACACAAGGTTTCTTGAACCTTCATACGGCCAACGGTGATATTCCGCTGCGTAAAGGCAGTCGTTCCCGATGTAGTGTAACCGCAAGAATCACCGCTTTGAATCAAAGCATCGGTGTCCATGAGGTTTAACGCAGCAGCGAACTTGATGCCCACCTGCTTGGTGAACAGGGCTGCTGAACGGGCCGAGAACACGGCCTTGGTGATGAGAGGAAGCCTCTCTTGGTCGGTGTAGGAGGTTAATCCTGCAAAAGTAAATGCCATGGTTAGTGGGGGTTTAGGGGGTTAGTTTTTTTTGAGTGATTGAAGTGCTTGTGCGAGTGCGTTGAAGTTCTGCGATGCAGCAGCCTTGCGTTGCTCAACGATTGCTGAACCGCTGGCCTTGGGGGCTTCGGCTGGGAGTTCGGAAACCTTTTCGACGATATCGGCCATGGTTTCAACTTGGCTTGCAAATGCAGACATTTTCTCCTTCATCTTGCCCATTTCAGCGTATGCTGCTTTGAGTTCGTCCATGATGCCAGCGAGGTGCTTGGCAACGATAGCCTCGACAACTTCGGGGGTCATGGCAGGATAAGCGTCCTTAATTTCCTCGGTAACCTCAACGGCCACTTCGGGAGTGATTTCAGCAGCAACGGGCAAGGCTTCGATTTCGGGGGTTGCTACTTCAGCAGCAATGACCTCAACGATTTTGCCTCCTTCGGTCTTGATAGTGCCAACGCCCTCGACAACATGCTCGCCATCGGGGGCAGGGAGAGTGCCGTCCTCGGCTACAACGTAAACGGCAGTTCCGGCAACGAGGTCGCCATCCACACGGACAACGGTTCCATCGGTCAACTTGTAGTCAGCGAAGGACTGCTTTTGGGTGCTGAATTTGCGGAGTTCAGTCCGCAGGGATTCGATTGCGTTTTTGAGATTCATAGTTAGTGGGATTTGTAGGTGGGGGTTAATTGTTGCAAAAAAGAGGTAAGTTCATCGGCAAGGCCAGCGAGTGCGACCTCCAGTTCGGATTCGGTCTTGTCCATCCCGAACAGGCCCTCAACGGAGAAACCCCGGAACAGGTTGCGGTTGTCCCACACCTCGTCGTTCTCGACCTTGAAGGAGCCGAACCAAGAGCCGTCAGGAGTGTCCTCGTAGCCCTTGGGTGGCATGATGCCACGCTCGGAGTCGGTGATGTAGGACTCGAACATGAACACGCCATCCAGTTCGGCATTGTGGTATGCGTTGACGTTGTGCTGGTTGCCTTGCTTGAAATACTTTTGGACTATCTTGCGGATGGTGGCTTTGTCGAATACGACGTAGTACTCCCCGTAGGTTTCGTCCTTGCGAAAGATGGGCGTGTCTGCAAGCATCAGCGGCCCGGTCAGGACCCTCCGTTCGCCTGTTTCGGTGAACTTCTGCTTGGCCTTGCTGAAGGCTTGGAATGGCCGTTCAATCGCTGGCATATCGGTCAGGGCCACGAATTGGACCCCTTCATCCACCTCGTCCACGGTCATCCTGTAAATGGGTAGTTCCATGCAGGTAAATGTCCTACGCCCCTAAAGTTGCAAATTCCTCCAACCTCCGAACCCTGCGAGTGCTTTGGGTGATGTCCCGTTCCACCACATAGGCTCTCATTGGTGATGAGCCTTGGCCTTGGCCTGCCGAGAGTTCGCCCGTACCGAGGTTGGTCGTTTGTGGGTTCGCAAAGATGGGCGGTGGTGCTGCGCTTGCTCCCGCACCCGTTACGTCTGCACCGGGAGAGCCTGCACCTGCACCGCCTTGGAATTGTTGGGCCTTAATCTTGGCGACGTTTGCAAGACCAGCAGCAAGGGCAAGACCTGCCTCTACAAACCTTTGTCCGGGGAATACAGATTCAGTTGGCTTCAAGGCAAGTGCAGAACTGACGGCAAGGTAGGTGTTAACGATGGCTTGGGCAATGGACGCAGCCTTGGCGACATTGAAGGCCCGCTTTTGTGCTGCCTCGCTCTTTCCAGCCGATGCGATGATGATGTCGTTGATAACCCCAAAGGACTGACCGACGTATTTCTCACGCAGTCCAGCAAGGTCTTGCTCACGCTGGGCTTGACCCATCTTGGACTTTGCGTCAGCCGTGTCCACCTGCATCCGCCTTTGTGCTTCGGCTTGCATCGCTTTGATTTGCAGTTGCTCCTGCTCGCTCAACCTATCCAACTCCATCTCGTAGAGTTGCAGGTTCAGGTCCTCCACGAACTTGATAATGGCGTTGTTTTCTTCCCTTAGTCGCTCCAAACGCTTTTGGGTGGCTTCTGCTTCCTTGCGTTGGCGTTCTTTGACCTGTGCCTCCCTCCTTTGGTCTGCTGCGATTTGGGCGTTCGTGTGGGCTTCGTATGCATCCCGGTAATTGGAGAGGGCTGCTTCTTCACGCAACAACGCCTGCTCCCTTGCTTTCGCTGCGATGGCTGGGTCGGGTAGGTTCAAGAACCTGCGGACCGCTGCGGTGAGTTCATCCCACTTGGCTATCAAAAGCCCTACGGCTGCGATGGCCGCACCAATACCCGTTGCAAGGAGGGCGATTCTAAACGCCTTCATGGCCCCGGTACTTGCCCCGACTGCGGTTGCGTAGAGTGCCTGTGCTGCTGCTTGGCCTTGGGTTATCAGGATGCTATCCTTGTTGAGCAGGTTGGCTACCTGCTGCACTCCAGTAGCGAGAGCCATGGCCCCTTGGACCTTGAG